TACGGTAGCTTCAATAGCTTGTTGTGTTGCTGGAGAAATTAAACGAGACTTTTCCGAATCTCTCGTTTTATCTTCATAAGACCAAATACCTCGCCATATGCGATAGTATTCATCCCACTTTTCCATATAGTTTGTATTACGATGATCTTCCCAAGACTCAACTCTATCCATAATCCATGTAGCAAGTGCTGCTTTAGGATCGTTATAAGAGATTGCGTTAGTATCCTGATACATTATCTAATGGTTCCCATTCGTCTAATTCTATAGATTGTGCAAAATCTGCAACTGATACTTGGTCAATGTAAGCTAACGAGTCCAAAAGATCGTCATGAGATATTGAACTCGGGAAATCAAGCATTTGTGAAATGAAGTGATAATTCCAATCAGCTTTACGTAACTGGATTTTACCGTGTTCCATACGACCTTGAAGCGCCCACACAATACGATCTTGCTTTTTCTTACCACCGTGCGTAACGTCTGTAACATTTATCCAACTTCCTCTACTACGCATTTCATCTTCAAGGTAGGGCATGATTGCATTTTTTAATGATCCAGCTTCAATTCCAACAATACTTGCATTAACATCTTCCGCTGCTGTTAAAATCTTTTCCGCTGTTTCCTTGATGCCCCATCGACCATGTAGTATATCTCTAACATACCATTCATCTTGTGCTATCTTTACAATGGAAATAGCTGTTTCGTCAAGTCTGGAAGATTTAAGTCCTCGTTCTCTGGATGATTGTTCAAATCCTGCTGGATCAACTGAGATAACATATTGTCCTGAAACAAAGGAATCATCTTCAAATACTTTATCGTCAGCGTATCGAACCCATTCCTCTTTAAAGATACCACCTGAAAAGGATTCAAAAGTTGCTTCAAATTCCTGTCTAAATGCCTGAGTAGACATTGTTCGTTTAGCGGCATCAATTTCCTTTGGGTCTAAAAATGTATTATCTTTAGATGTAAATTGAAACGCTTCCCAATCTTCTTCGTTTTCCTCTAGTTGAGCATCTAGCCATAATTTGTAGAAGTGGTTTTTGCCTGATGGTGTTCCGATAAATAATGCACCACCTTTAACATCTGCAAGTGTAGGACGTAATATCATTTCCCACACTTCCGGTTTCATTGAGGCGTATTCATCCATCACAACGTAGGAAAGACCTACACCTCGTAACGTATCTGGTCGATCACTTCCCTTCAAATAGATTTTACGATCATTGACAAGAGTAATGGTAGCAGTATTTTCGTGAGTGGATTTTATTACGTCTTGACCGATAGTTTTTAAAATGCCCCATAAAATATCTTTAGCTTGTTGAAATGTTGGGGCTACGTAGAATACATCTTTATCAGTAGACTGTAATGCTTTGATGATTAGCATCCAAGCTGCTAAGTATGATTTACCAAATCGTCTTCCACAGCTTGCTATTTTAAATCTTTTTTTATTTTTAAAGATTTGCATTTGAGCGGGGTGAAGCTGGACATTTAGATCAGTCACTCTGTTGCTCCAGAATCTCCCCTTCTATCGTTTTATATTCCTCTTCCTCCTGCCGTTCAATCGCTTTTACAGATTCAACAATAATGTTAATGCCTAAATCTTCATGCTCATGTCTTATTTCAACAGCTTTGGAAACTGGAATGATACGATCCAGACACATTTTAAGGCAGTGCCTATCGCCTTCTAAAGCTAACTCTATAACTTTGTCTACAATCTCTGGACCTTTAACGGACATAAGCTCTCTGGATAGCTTAGTGTATTTGTTAAGTGATCCTTTCGGCCTACCCTCTGGATTTAAGGATGGCATACCTTTGTAGAAGTTAGGGTTGCCTTTTTTCTTTTTTGGTTTATCCTCTTCAACAGAGGAACCATCTTTTTTGTTAGACATATCAATACCTTATCTTTACCCGTTAAATTTTTTCTTTATCTTTTAGATAAACTATAACGGAAGACATCAACTTAAGTTTACTTAAGTGGGCGAGAAATTTAATTTAATAACAATAATTAAAGTTTGTTCTCGATTGCTTAAGTTTCTACTTAAGTTATCCTTTAATGTATAGCTACATTATAACATATTTTGAGACTAAAGTCAACCACTTTAGTTTGTACCCCGATTTTCCCCTCTTGTCAAGCATTAAATTTACATGGGTGATAGTTATTTTATAATGTCAAGTCCAAATTCCTTCCCATGTGGGCCTGAGTGTATATAAAACAAATGCCGGCCACATGGGTCCCTCCCCGGTAGTCATTAGACCACAAAAAACAAGGCGCGTCAAGCCACAAATGTTTCATCATATGAAATACCCATGCATTGCTTTTGTGGATCATATGTGGCAGGAGGCGCGTTTCATCATGTGAAACACACAAGGCTTGCAAAAGTGGGAACAGAAGAGTACGTGATCATGGATCACTGAGGTGTATATATATTAATAAGACAAGCACCACAGGCGTTTCACTAGGTGAAACAACAAGGGATTGCAAACGAAAACAAAAGCGATTAGGTTTAGATCATCAACAAACAAACACAAGGAAACACAGACAATGGCTACATTCAAGATCACACTACGCAAAGGCTTCCGTTCCCCTAAGTATGGGTTCGGAGTTCATGAACTAAAATCGGGATATAGGCTTGACGTTCCTTGGCATAGTGTGGCAGTCTTTGGGGGCAAGTACGGACCTAGAGCAACCATTCGATCACGTAAGTCAGGCTTGAATATGATCATTGAGAACAATCGTAAGCGCAAGGTTCAAGTGAGGCATAACGTCGCAGCTTAAGATTGTCAATGGATACGCTAGGGTTGAGGTCCTAGCGTATCAATGGATAATCACTAGCAACGGAGAGAAGTAATGTCTGATAATACATACAATGGATGGACTAACTATGAAACATGGCGTGTCAATTTAGAGATATTTGATACGTATATTTTTGAAGACGTGTCGTATCCCATATCGCCTGAATACGTTAGAGACATAGCGGAGGACTTTGTGGATATGTCAGCGGAGGACGGGCCAGCGCACAGTTTTGCAATAGCGTTTTTGGGTGCTGTAAACTGGACAGAGATAGCGGAACACGTCAACGAAAGTAAAAAACTGGAGGACTTTTACAATAACGGTTGACACAACGGAGGACATGGGTTATTCCGTGTCCTCTATTGTATCAATCGACAACGTGGAAAGGGAATTGATTATGTCTAGTCTAAAATATTACACGAAACGGGCGAAGACAATGCCTAGCGATGTGTTGCGCTTTCATATTAAGGACATTTACAAAGCTTGGGACGCTAATTCGGAATGGCGCGAACCTAGCCATCCATACGGCGCTAAGTTATGGGCAGAATGGGATGCTTATGTGGTTGAATTAAACAAAAGAAGGAATTGATTATGTTTAAAACCAATGCAGAATTACGGCGTTTTTTGATGTTTCAAAAGCGTTCTTGCCCTGATTGTCCGGCTAGATTATGGGATAGGTATTCGATTTATGTCCATTGCGTAGGGTTTGATGAATACCCTAAGACAATCAAACAATGGTTAGGGGATTGATTTAGTGACAATCTATAGATCAAAATTCAGAACGGAGATACGCATAGGCGCATGGGTTTATAAATCTCATAAGCGCAACGGTAGACGAATAAAATGGAGCATTTCAAAATGACACTTATCACAATTTTAATTCTTGCAGTCTTTGGGTTCACTGTAGTAGTATCTCTTATGAATTTAATATCGTTGATGAAAGAGGACAACTAGTCATGTTAGTAAAAGAAGCATTGGAATTCGGCAAGGTATCAAAAGGGAATACCAAAATGCCGGGAACATCATTTGCGGTTGATGCTTTCGCATGTAATGTTGGAAGTAAATTAGCGCAAATCAAGGGAACACCTTGTCATGGGTGTTACGCTAGACGTCTCCAAAAAATCAGGCCTAGCGTCGACAAGGGATACAAAGCTAATCTGCATAAATGGCGAACTAGTGATCCTAAATTGTGGGTTGAGGCTATGGTGTTTCAAATCCTAAGGAGTGGGGAAGAATATCATCGCTGGTTCGACAGTGGGGATTTACAGTCTCGCGCAATGCTCAATCAAATTATTGAGGTATGCAAACGAACCCCTAACGTAAAGCATTGGTTGCCCACTCAAGAGCGAACCATTGTTGACGGTGTGGCATTGCCATCGAACCTTGTTGTGCGTCTATCAGGTAGCAAGGTCAACGGACGTGCGCCTAATGCACCCAACACTAGCACGGTATTTGATAAACAAGGTGAGGCTATAGGTCAAGAGTGCCTAGCGTATACTAGAGGCAATAATTGTGGCGATTGCCGTGCATGTTGGGACCCTAAAGTAAAAAATGTCAGCTACAAAAAACATTAATCGGAGGGTAATGTGATGA